ATAGATGTCATTGGAAACGAGATTGATAATCCGGAACTGTTGGAGGTGCAGAAATGATTAAAGGTAAAAAAGTAACCATGAATGATAAGTATTATGTATCGGAGAAGAATAAAGGCAAGGTATTTAAGGTTGTCAGCGAGCCGTACAACATGTGTGGAACGATGGTTGTTAAATTAGAAGGATTTGCCGGATGCTATGCCTTGGATGGGTTGACGGAGGTGCCGGAATGACAGAGAATGAAGCAATCGACGAATTAAATGCGTCTATAGATTTAGCGAAGATGTGTACGGAAAATCTTGAAAGGAAAAGAGAAGTGCAAGGTTATGAAACAGCAATCAAAGCCCTTGAAGAAATCCAGCAGTACCGAGCAATCGGAACGGTGGAAGAATGCCGGGCGGCGATGGAGAAGCAAACGGCAAAGAAAGGAATAAGGGAAAAGATAAAGAAAGGATACAATAGAGGAATGCATCACTATTATTGTCCTGTTTGTTACGAGAAGGGAGATTTAAGAAACAAGTATAATGTCGGGTCATATTGCAGTAACTGTGGTCAGAAATTAGATTGGAGCGATAAAGAATGAGTGAAGAATTGAAACCATGCCCGTTTTGTGGCAGTACAAAACTAAAGATAGACAAAAAATCTGTTTTGGACAGGTACACAGGGCTTGGAGTAAGACTTGAAAGACATACATATTCAGTTAGGTGCAATGTATGTCATGCAAGAGGTAGAAGTATTGGAGGTATTGTCGTTGATGAAAAAGATGCCTTAGCGAACTGTTATAAACATACAACAGATAAAGAATTGGCGGAAAGAGCAATAGCGGGATGGAACAGGAGGGCGAACGATGAGACTGATTGATGCAGATGCAATGAATGCAGAGTTATTTTACAAGCAAGTTGGAGGAAAAGACAGTTTAATTACGGCAGAAAGTGCGTTTGAAATGATTAATGCACAGCCTACTGCCTATGATGTGGATGCGGTTGTGGAACAGTTGGAAGATAGAAGCACATTGTCAAGACCGGTTGGATGGACTAAATCGTATGAAATTATAACGCTGAAAGATGCAGTAGAAATCGTGAAAGGCGGTGGAGTGAATGGCTAAGTGGAATGCAAGCGTGGGTTTGCAACTTTCGATTGATTATGATGATATTGAAGCTGATACACAGGAAGAAGCAGAACGGATTGCAAAAGACAGAGCATTGGAAGATATTGACTGGAACAACTGTGACTGTGATGTTGACAATTCGATTGTGTATTGCTGCTATGAGGAGGAATCAGAGGATGCGTAGAGAATTACCGATTTTATTCAATACGGAAATGGTTCGGGCGATTCTGGACGGGAGAAAAAGCTGTACGAGAAGAATTATAAAGCCACAGCCACAAAGCAGATTATGCTATACATTCGCAGGGGGTAACTGTGGCACATGGGGATATCCAAGTAAAACAGCGCATGAAAGTTGGGGAGATGAATACAGACTTCCAGATGGTATCACGGACGAAGAATTACAAAGAAGATGGAAACCGCCATATCGCGCAGATGATATTCTTTACGTCCGGGAAACATGGTCGCCTGTATTTGTCAGACCGAGACGTTATTTGTACAAAGTCGAATGTAAGGAGGCAGAAAATCTACCAATTAAGTGGCACCCATCAATCCACATGCCGAAAGAAGCCGCTCGTATCTGGCTGAAGGTTACGAATGTTAGGGTGGAACGGTTGCAAGAGATCACGGAAGTGCAAGCACAAGCTGAAGGATGCAATAGCGGATTGCTTACCGGGGCGTGTACCGCAAGAGGACAATTTGAAGACTTGTGGAACTCCACCGTCAAGAAATCCGACATTGACCGCTACGGCTGGGATGCTAATTCTTATGTATGGGTTATCGAATTTGAGCGGTGCGAGAAGCCGGAAGGAATTAGTGGTTAGTGAGGTGAAAAATGGTAAATGCAGAAGAAACCAAAAAAATAAAAGCGAAAAACCTTCGATACAAGAAACCTATAGCGAAGAATTTGAATCTTGATGCAATCACGCAAGACTTGTGGGACATGCAGGAAGCATGCGAAGAAATTCGTTGGTATACAGATTCGGACGATGGGAATGACAGCCTTGTGAATGCGCTATCTGGAGATGAAGATGAAGCATATGAGTTCAAAATGGCTTTCGCAGACCTATGTGCAGAATGTGAAAGAATGCTTGAAGACCTACGGGAAGAATGGGTGCCAGAATGCTTTGATATATTCTTTGTGGCCGTAGGTGCTGGAGATTTGCTTGGGTGGGATTCCTACGAGGGAGATTATTTTGGAATATCCTCTTTCGAATCAAACCTGGCAGAAGAAGACTCTAAGGGAAAATTAAAGCGTATGACAAAAGATGAATTGATAGATGCGTCTAGGCAATGTTTCATAGTGTATCAAGCATACATGGGTTTGAAAAACAGATACGACAGCCTGAAAGCGGCTATAGACATTCTTAGAGATCAGAATACCGGTGTGCTTCAAACGGTAAAGGAAATCGAAAAGCTTTATAATTCCGCGCAGGAAGAACAGGGTAATTATGCCGAATACAGTAAAGAGTGGAAAGAATTTGACAGATACGCAGATGCGCTACCACAAGAAGCGTGGATTGCTTAGATCTGAAATTTTGGAGGTGGCAAATGCCTAAAGCAGTATTGATTATTGATATGCCGGAACGTTGTGCTGATTGTCCGTTGAAAAATAGTTCGCATGCAAAAAATAGCTATGTGTGTTGTTATTTGACCTTAAAAGACATATCGGAGACTGACTACTATGACAAAAAGCTGGATTGGTGTCCGCTCCGGGAACTGCCGGAGAAGATACCTGAGTTAAAATCTGGACATGAAGATATTAGTACATCAATACGTCGGGTAGGCTGGAACGCCTGTTTAGATGAAATTTTAAAATAAATCGAAAGGAGTGAGAGGTTTGCCATTAGATCAAACGGTTTAAAAGCATATAAAAAGCACCTAACAAAGTAGGTGCGTTGTAATCAATAGCGGGACTCGAACCCGCGACCATGCCCTTCTAAGAGGCGCGCTCTATCCACTGAGCTATATTGCTAAATAATTTAGGGTTTTATGATAACACATTATTTTTGAAATTACAAGAAACATTTAGAAAGGAGCCGGAACCTATCCGGATAAAAGGCGCGCCGGGTTCCTTTCAGAAGAAATGAAGAAAACAAAATGCGAAATTTACAGAGATTCAATGCAGAATTATAAAAAGTACGGAATCCCAAGAGCGCAATTGATCATTGCAGATGTTCCGTACAACGTAGGCAAGAACTTTTACGGCAGTAATCCAATGTGGTACAACGGCGGAGATAACAAGAATGGAGAAAGCAAACTTGCAGGAAAGGCAGCATTTAACTCGGACTTTAACTTTAATCTGTATGAGTATTTCCATTTTTGTAGCAAAATGCTTAAGAAAGAGCCAAAGAAAGCAGGAACACGAGGAAGAAGTTCAGATGCGCCGTGCATGATTGTATTTTGCGCATTTGAGCAGATGCAGACATTGATTGCTGCGGCAAAGAAACATGGATTTAATAATTATATACCATTAGTTTTTATTAAAAATTACAGTCCACAGGTTCTTAAAGCGAATATGCGCGTTGTAGGTGCAACAGAATATGCACTTGTCTTGTATCGGGACAAGCTGCCAAAGTTCCGAAACGGGGCGAAATTCGATGAGGATGGAAAGACTATCAGAGGTACAGGACACATGATTTTTAACTGGTTCACATGGGAGAAAGATGGGAAAGATATTCCGAAAATCCATCCCGCACAGAAGCCGGTAGCGGTGCTGAAAAAACTGATTGAGATTTTCACAGATCCCGGTGATGTGGTAATTGATCCGTGCTGTGGAAGTGGCAGCACATTAAGAGCGGCGGCAGAACTTGAAAGGAATGCTTTTGGTTTTGAGATTGATCGCAATTTCTACCAGAGAGCCAAGAAAGAAATGCTGTCGTTTGAAAGGGATAATCAGATGGGATTTGAGGACTTCCCGGAGGTGATGCCATGAAATTATTCGATAAAGTAAAATGCAAAGGCTTCTATAAACCATTTAAAGACGGAAGATGTCTGTATCTCGACAGGGAAACATTAACTGCTGATGCAATGGACAATAATCTGGCAGATGTAAACAATGATGGCACTGTCGAAAAGAACGTTGAGTATATCGAAAAAACCTATTTCAAACACGTTGATAAGGATTTCACAGGTGTAATTGTTGGATATAAGGATATTGTTATCAAAGGTTATCTTGATGCAGTCTATCAAGACGAATGTGATGTAGGTGTCGGAGTTATTCCAGAAGCGTTTTATGTATCGAAAAGAGCAAAAGAAACGGTAAAATGTGCTGTTGTTTATTATGCGAACAATTTAAAACATTATGTTCCATTGGAAGATTTGGAGGTGTTGCCATGATACAGACAGCAGAAGATAAAGTGAAAGAGTATTGCCAGTGTATCTGCAGAGAAATAGAACACTGGAAATATATAAACCAGAATGGATGTAATGATCCGTTCTGGTCCGATGGATGCAATATGAATCTGACACGGAATCATATCATTTATGCGCAGGAAAAGGTACGGAAAATCTGCGAAGAAAATCAGATTCCATTGCCGGAAGAATATTATCTTTCTGCGCCGCCTGAGGTTGATAATCAGTATATGGCAAATTTTAAGCAGAAACCACGGGTGGAGAGATTGCGTCAGTTAGGGAGAATCATGACTGGACGCATTTACCAGTACGACGAGAACCAGATGAGTTTATTTTAAAACCAGATAACAAAACTAAGCGATCATCATACCACCTTTCACAGTAGTATATGCGGCGGGTGGGAGATGATACACCAAAGATATGGCAGGGAGAAGAATAAACCAAGTAAAGGGGGAATGCGTGTGGATGAGAAAGAAATATTTGAAATCTGCCAGAGCGTAGACAGTGCCATAGCTGCGGAACTGGCAGAAGCCATTATATATAAAGTATCGTTTGAAACGTTGGAAGCACATCACGGTATTCTCCCGATTAGTCGGAGGGGTTTCTATCGGAAAAGGGAAACTGCGAATGGGATTATTAAAGAACGGACAACGCATCTGGTTGAGGAAAAGAACGGACAGTATATGATCGTATGGGGGAGAGAGGAATAACAGCCTCTCTTTTATTATGTCCTAAAGTTGGCACAAATCCACGACAGACCTGTCTTATAATTATGGTATGAGGAAAGGACTATGCCATGTATAAAGCACAGAGAAATTATGAAAATGCACAGAGGATGTTATTTGATGGAATCGGGCAGTATGAGATACCGGAGATAGAGCCTGTACAATTTGAGAGTGCAGAGTTTATCGGGTTTAATTATGTCAAGAGTGCGAAGAATCCAGAGAGTAAGGCGGTACACTTCTTTCTGGATGATTACCAGTTTACTAGAGTATGGACGGACCCGGATAGATATATTCCGATGCTGCAGCAATTTAAGTATGTGCTGACACCGGATTTTAGTCTGTATACAGATTTTCCAAAGCCATTGCAGATATATAACCATTACCGTAAACACTGGCTTGGTGCGTACTGGCAGATGCATGGAATCAATGTTATTCCTACGATTTGCTGGAGCGATCGGAAGTCGTTTGAATGGTGCTTTGATGGAGAACCTACACAGGGTGTTGTTGCAGTTTCTTCTGTAGGAACACAGAACAGTGAGGAAGGGAAACAGCGGTTTTTAGATGGTTATTTTGATATGGTGGAGAGATTGCAGCCGGCACAGATTATTTTTTGTGGCAAAGTCCCGGATGAGTGTAAGGGAAATATTGTACATATTAAGCAGTTTAGTGAGAAGTGGCATGAGGCGGAGGTGGCGCAGTGGTAGAGAATTTGCAGTTCTTTGGTGGTAGAGGAGCCAGTAGTGGATTAAGCGATAAAGGTAAGAAGTATGGGAGTGAGTATACAACGTTGCATGAGAGTGGCAACATCAAATTTGTTCGATACAATGATTCTAGTTCGGCAAAACCACCAATGGAAACAATGACCAACGGTAGGGTGTATGTAACAGTTAATGCTAAGAATGAAGTTAAAAATATCACTTACTACGATAAGCACGAAAAAAGATATAAGCAGGTGGATATAGGGCATGCTCATGCAGTAAATGGTGTGCCAACAGAGCCACATACGCATAAGGGTTATAAGCACGATGAAAAAGGAACTTACAGTGTAAGCAAGAAAGAAGCAAACATGGTTGAAAGAATATTAAAAACATGGTATCATCATAGTAACAGGTAGTAGTTTAGGAAGGAGAACGCACAGCAATGTGAGGCTCCGGTGGTTAATCCGGACACCTGTAAAAAGATACCATGTCCTTGATGGATGCGGTATCTTTTTTTATTGCCATGAAAGGAGATGATCGGTTGGCAGCAAAGAAAAATCCATTGAGCGATAAAGCGTATGAACTGTATAAGAGCGGCATGAAGTTGGTAGATATCGCTGACCAACTGGGAAAGCCTGAGGGGACCATTCGCAGATGGAAAAATACATACGATTGGGATAACGAACGTTCGGATTACAAAGCGAACGAAAGCGAACGTTCGGAATCCGTGTCATGGGTAGAGATAGAACATGAGTATGTGACAGACATAAGCAGAAAGCCTTGCAGTTTAGAGGACTTGGCAGAGAAATATTCAATTCCAATTCAGACAGTTATGGATCAGTCTGCAAAAGGAAAATGGTCAGACAAAAGAAGAGAGTACAAAGAGGATACAAAGAAAAAAGCCTTGGAAAAATCCTCTGATGCAGACGCGGACAGGATAGTACGCCTTTTATCCATTGCAGATAGAGCAGCGGAGAAAGCAGAGCAGGCGCTAGGGGAACTGGAACAGTATATCGTAAAGGATAAGAAAAAGGTTAAGACGGTTGAGTATAACGATGATACTGCGATCGGAAAGCCTACCAGGGAAGTTATAGATGAGACTGAGCATATCAACATTGCGAACGGTCCTATTGATAGACTGGGACTGTCTCAGGTGACCGGGGCACTGAAAAATCTAAAGGAGATTTACATGATTCCTACTGCACTGGATGCACAGAAACATAGCCAGGAGATTGACAAACGCAAGTTGGAAGTTGATCTGCTTAAAATAGAGATGCAGACAAAAGAGAGTACAGACGATACACCGGAGCAGGACAACTTCTTAGATGCCTTAAATACATCGGCGCAGGAAGTGTGGTCAGATGAGTGATTGGAAAAGCATTGACGAACGGATAACTAACTTGAAAGCGAACGTTATGCGAAATGCTGTGAGGATGAAACAGAAGTATAAGCAGAACGGCTTTGTGTTCATGCCATTTTCCCAAAAGCAGAAGAAGGTTCTGACGTGGTGGTGTGATGCATCGCCGGTAAAGGATATGGATGGCATCATAGCAGACGGAGCAATCAGATCGGGAAAAACATTGAGCATGTCGCTGAGTTTTACCCTGTGGGCTATGAGTACATTTAACCAACAGAATTTAGGCATGGCAGGAAAGACAATCGGCTCTTTCCGCCGAAATGTCCTATTTTGGCTGAAATTAATGCTAAAAAGCCGTGGTTATAAGGTAGCAGACCACCGCTCCGACAACATGGTCGAGATTTCAAAGGGCGAAGTTGTAAATTTCTTTTACATATTTGGCGGCAAGGATGAGCGGTCGCAGGATTTGATACAGGGTATTACATTAGCCGGGATGTTTTTCGATGAAGTGGCACTTATGCCGGAATCATTCGTGAATCAGGCAACTGGACGATGCTCTGTGGAGGGTTCAAAGTTTTGGTTTAACTGTAACCCGGATTCCCCTAGCCATTGGTTTAAGATGAACTGGATTGACAAGGCAGAGGAAAAGAATCTGCTATATCTGCATTTTACAATGGATGATAACTTAAGCCTGTCGGAGAAAGTAAAAGCACGATACCGGGCAATGTACAGCGGAGTATTCTATGATCGTTTTATCCTTGGTTTGTGGGTGATTGCAGAGGGACTGGTGTATGGAATGTTCGACAAAGAAAAGAACATCTTTCATGGCGAATATAAGTATGATCCACAGGCATCCTATTATCTTTCTATTGACTACGGTACCATGAACCCGTTTGCGGTTGGTCTGATGGAACTGCAGAATGATGGCAGGGTGCGGATGCTTCGGGAAGGGCACTATTCCGGAAGAGAAAAGGGAGTGACCATTGACAATGAAGCATATTACAAAATGATTCAGGAGGTAGCAGACAGATTCCCAATCACGTCCATTGTTATTGATCCGTCAGCGGCAGCCATGAAAGCAACGATCCGGAAGTATGGAGAGTTTACCTGTACAGATGGTAATAACGATGTACTGAACGGAATCCAGGAGGTTACAAAGTATCTGAATCTTGGGATGTTACAGATCCATGAGAGTTGTGAGGAAACACGAAAAGAGTTTGGAGCGTATGCCTGGGATGAAAAGGCAGTGGGCGAGGATCGTGTTATTAAGGAGTACGATCACCACATGGATCTCATTAGGTACTTTATTTATACAGTAGCGCGCAGATATAACAGAGGACTTATATAAGGTGGTGAAACATGGGAATTATAGCAGCAATAAAAGGATGGTGGAGCAAAATGTTTTTTAAAGCGGATGCGAAGAGGATATTCGATACAGATATTTTATTGTCAGATACAATGGATACAGCAATCAGAACGTGGAACCAGATCTATGCCGGTCATCCGAAATGGGTAGATCAGGACAGCCATGTAAAGACGATTAATTTTGCAAAATCGGTATCATCGGAAACGGCAAGATTAACCTGTCTTGATCTGTCAATCAAGATCAGCGGATCACCAAGAGCGGATTATTTACAGGCAGTTATTGACAATATGTTCATTAAGATTCGTGAGTATGTGGAAAAGGGATGTGTAAACGGTACGGTTATTCTAAAACCGAACGGGGATGGAATTGACTGTTTTGATCCGCAGCGATTCCTGCCGACGGAGATTGATGGGAACGGCAATATACGCGCAGGAATTTTCTTTGATTTCTATGAGCAATCAAAGAAATTTTATAAGCGGCTGGAGTATCACAGGTTTGTGGATAATATATATTTGGTTAGCAACAGGTGTTTTATATCAAGTAGTTCCACTTCTTTGGGTGTGCCAATCGATATGGAAAAAACACCGTGGAAAGGATTGATGCCGGAAGCTGCAATAGAAAATTTAGAGAAGCCTTTATTTTCAGTATTCAAAACACCAATGGCAAACAATATTGAACCTGAGTCTCCATTGGGCATGAGTATTTTTGCGGAGGCACTGGAAGAGCTGAAAGATCTGGATGTTGCATACAGTCGGAATGCAGGGGAGATATTTGACAGCGAGCGCATTGTACTGGCAGATGATCGTCTGATGTTTCAAGGATCTGTAAAGGATTCGGATGGGAACGTTATCCGCAAATATCTGAAAAAACCAAGATATGTAAAGAATGTACTATCAGAATCACCGGAGAACTTTTATCAGGAGATCAATCCGGATCTCAATACTGATACCAGAATCAAGGGAATCAACAATATTTTATCAATCCTTGCATATAAGTGCGGCTATTCGAACGGATATTTTTCATTTGATTCCATGACCGGCATTCAGACAGCAACCGGCGTTGAAGCATCACAGCAGCGCACTATTCAATTTATAAAGGATATGAGGGATAAGCTGCAAATGACAATGGATGATCTGATCTATGCTATTGATAAGTATGCGGATCTGTATAATCAGTCTCCTGTCGGAATATACGAAGTTGATTATGGATTTGGAGATATTTGCTACAACTACGAAGAGGATAAAAAAACATGGTGGGGATATGTGACAGCCGGTAAAGTGCCGGCGTGGATGTATTTTGTTAAGTTTGAGAATATGTCTGAGGATGAAGCCAGACAGATGCAGGCAGAAATGGATGCGGCAGAAGCGGAAAAATTAAATCAGGGACTGTATGGAGAGGAATAGAAATGGTGTTAAAAATAATCATGCTTTTATTTGGTATTTCGTTTTTAGATGAAATGGATAAGGCAAGGAAAAAGAAAAAAATATGCGACACAATTTACTGGGGATTCTTAATGATAAGTGCAGCCATTACAGTATGGGGGATGTAAATGAGGTACGACAGGACTGTTGGAAACGTAAATATAAGACTTGATACAAGCAGAATTGACGGAAATCTTAGACGCGCACAGGATAAACTGGACATGCAGGTCTTGAATGACATGATTCCATATATGCCGTTTCAACAGGGATCTATGGTAGGAGCGACGAATATTATTGAACCCGGATTGATTGAGACGAATGTGCCATATGCGCATTATCAGTATATGGGAGAATTGTATCTGACAGAGGATGGAAGATCATGGGCGCACAGCGGAGAAAAGAAATATCCGACTGGCAGACCATTGCACTACGATGCGAACGGGCATCCGGAAGCTACGGATCATTGGTTTGAGAGAGCGAAGGAAACGCATGGTCAGGAATGGGTTGATTTGGTTAAAAGAGAGGTAGGAAGAGGATAATGTTAACGCCGGATTATTTTTACGGAAAATCAGATAAACTGATAGAAATGTATCAGGAACTGGAAGATTGGATTATCAGTGATATAGCAATGCGTTTGATTAAATCCGGGGAAATGTCTGGCACTACTGATCGGGAACTTTGGAAACTCCAGCAGATGGGATTGCATCATACTGAAATTGTAAAAAGAATTTCACAAATGACAGGAAAGAGCAGGGACGAAGTGCGGCGTTTGCTGCGTGATAGTGTTATGACATCATTCTCTGATGATGCAGAGGTTTTAAAACGGCTTGGAGATATTCAAACACCTTTGCAAAATAATGCAGCCATCATGGCAATGAATGCCGAAATGATGAAAACATTCGGAGAATTGAATAACCTTACGCGGACAACTATGTTACAGACACAGAGAGATTTACTCAATATGCTGAATGAGGTAGATTACCGTGTGGCATCTGGTATGCAGTCGTATAACAGTGCAATATGTGAAGTGCTTGACAGATATGCACAGAGCGGCGTTGTGATTGATTATCCGACGGGTGCCAGGCGTTCTTTAGAAGCGGCAGTGCGTTGTTGTGTTGTTACTTCTATGAATCAGACGGCTGCTCAGGTAACTAATCAATACATAGCGCAAAAAGGAATAGAGTATGTTCTTGTATCGGCACATATGGGAGCGCGGCATAGCAAAAAGTTCCCGGATGGAATACCATCACACGATCATTGGCAGGGAAAAGTATATAAAATCGTCGGGAGTGATAAAGACGCACCAAATCTGTTAGATGCAACCGGATACACCGTAGATCCAAAGACAGGACAGGGAAGAGTTGTAGATCCTCTTGGACTGCATGGATATAATTGCAGGCATTCCCATAAGCCGTGGGATAAGTCTCTGCGAAATCCTTATGTTGATGCAGATGGAAATCCTAAAATTAATGTGCACGAGAGTCAGGAATTGTATGAGAAACAACGGCAGCAGAGATCAATGGAGCGTGCTATTCGGCAGACCAAGCGCGAATTGCTGGCAAAACAGGCAGAGTTAAGCGGCATAGCAGAAACGGATGTAAAAGATATGTTGCAGCCACAATATGATAAACTTGCGTATAAGCTCCGGATGCAGAATCAGAAATATAAACAGTTCTGTGCGGATAATGAATTGCAGACACAGGCTGATCGGATAAAGGTAGCAGGATTTAAGAAAAAGCAGTCTGCAGTTGCGAATGGCAGGGCGACAGCTTATAGCAATTCTGTAAAAACTCCAATGGAAAAAGCTAAGAACGTGGGTTATACTAAAAGAACAAAGGAAGAGTTTGAGCAGACCGCGCGGCAGATCAAGGAAGAAATAACACAGTATTCTGATAGACCGTCGAAGTGGAGTGGAAATATTGTGATTGATAATTCGCTGATAGAAGATGAAACAATAGGAAGAAAGGAATGGTCATGTAACATTTCACTTGTAAGTACGGCTGATGATGGAGTTGTGTGGCATGAGATGCTTCATTCTTGTTCTGCAAGCCATTATAATTCAGATGTATATAGTGCAAACGAATATATCGAAGAAGCGACAGTTGAATGGTTAAAACAGCAAATATGTAAAGAAAAGGATATTATAAACACGTATGCGTATGAAGATAAAACGCTTGTTTTACAGGCATTAAATGAAAGTTTTTCATTTGGAACGGATATGGAGTTTGCAAAGGAAATATTTAATATTCCGCTTCCAGAACGGTATCAATGGTTAGAAAATAGGGTTGACGAACACTTGAGACAAGCAGGTGCTTCATTTGAAGATTACAATGATGTCATGGGATTTGTTCAAAGGTTGAAAGGCGGTAGAAATGGCAGATATTAAGGGGTTAATAAAAACTATAAAAGAATATAACAAAAAATATACCATTACTGAAAATTCAAGTGAAGCAGACAAGCTGATTGCAAAAATGCATGAGAAAAAGCACACAAAAGAAGAATTTTTCGAAGTGGAGGATGAAGTAAGGAAATTTTTAAAATCGGATGCATCCGAAGCAGATAAACAAAAAGTACTGGGGTATACAGAATCGTTATCTATGATATGTGCTGCAATCAGAGAGGGTAGACTTAACATTTGAGAGAATATAACTATTTTCTCATTTTGGCACAAATTATTTCCGCACATGAGTTATTATAATATTGCCAGATGGGTTTTACTCATTCATTCTTGTACTCCTTTTATAATACGTTGCAAAGAGCGTCTTGAAATACAGGCGCTTTTTGTGTACAAAAAATTGGCACAAATCTTTTATATTCCCATGATAAAATATACTTGACAAATGAAAAGCACCGGACGGAGCGTAGGAATCTGCCCGCTACCCTAGAAAAATTATAGGATGTGATGGCACGTCCTGTCTTGGGGCGTGCTTTTTCTTTGTATTTTGCCAGCTATGGAGTAAATAGCAGCTCAATCGTGCCGGACTGACCGGAGCAACAACTTGGAAAGAGAGAGGTAAGGAATATGGTAAAAGTGATCAGTGAATTGGAAAAACTTGGTTTGAAACTGACAGATGAGCAGAAAGAAGCCGTCAAGAAGAGTATGGGTGAAGAATTATATTCTAAAGCCGAACTTGATAAGAAAATGCAGAAAACAGAAGCCGAACGTAACAGCTATAAAGAGCGTGCGGAAACTGCGGAAGAGACCCTGAAAGGATTTGAGGGAAAAGACTTTGACACCATCACAAAAGAACGTGATGAGTGGAAGCAGAAAGCAGAACTTGCAGAAAAGGATTACAGTGCAAAACTGGCAGAACGCGAGAAAAATGATCTGTTAAAAGAAGCCTGTGAGAGTATCAAGTTTTCTTCTGAATCAGCAAAGAAAGCAATTATGGCGGACATTGCTGCCAGTGTGTCAGTAAAAGACGGCAAGTTAATTGGATTCAATGATTTACTGGAAGATGCTAAAAAGAAAGATGCAAGTGCTTTTGTAAATGAAGAGCAGCAGCATCTTGAGCAGAACAAAGCAAAATTTACAGCCCAGCAGAAGAACAATACTGGGGAGACATTAACAAAAGACCAGATCATGGCTATGAAGGACCCGTCAGAGCGTCAGAGAGCCATTAAGGAAAATATTGGTCTGTTTCAGAAGGGAGAATGATTATGCCAGCAGAAAATAATTTAATTATGACAACCGATATGACGGATGCGCAGATCCGCGAACTTGATTTTGTTACCAGATTCAACTATTCGGTTGCAAAACTGATCGAAGCACTTGGAATCACCAGAAAGATTCCTAAAGAAGCTGGAACGGTGTTAAAGACCTATAAGGCAGAGGGGACATTAGAGAATGGAGTTGTTGCAGAGGGAGAGACAATCCCGTTATCTAAATACAAGATCAAGGCAATTACCTACAAAGAGATCACGCTTAAGAAATGGAGAAAAGCAACCACAGCGGAATCCATTACAACCTATGGATTCAATCAGGCGGTAAACATGACAACAGATGAAATGCTCCGTGATGTTCAGCGCGGCATCCGATCCAATTTCTTTACATTCCTTGGAACAGGAACCCAGAAAACTTCGGGTGCAAATCTGAAAAAGGTACTTGCGACGAATATGGGAAAATTACTGAATCTGTTTGATACAGATGATGTGGCAGCCGTACATTTTGTGAATCCTGCTACAGTGTACGATTACCTTGGAGATCAGGAAATCACGACACAGACAGCATTCGGGATGACTTATGTACAGAATTTTCTTGGCTACGGTACTTTATTCATGAACTCTTCCATGCCGGAAGGAGCAGTATACTCTACCATATCCGACAATGTGGTTCTGTATTACATTGCGGTAAACGGCGCAGATCTTGGAGAGGCATTCAATTTCACATCGGACGATACCGGATATATTGGTATTCATGAAGTTGCAGACTATGACAATCTTACCTGCAAAGATACTGTAGTGTCCGGCATTGAGTTGTTTGCAGAAAAGATGGATGGTGTGATTGTCGGCACAGTGCAGCCTGCATCGGACCATTCTGTAACAACAGAATCTATTCCAGTAGTGACAGCAGTGGAAGCACCAGCAGATCATGTATATACAGAAGAGGAACTGGATGCTCTGAAAGTTGACCAGATCAAGGGACTTGCGGCATTTAAGGGATACACCATCACCAAAACTGTAAAAGCCGAGATCATCGAGGAGTTTTTGGCGGCACAGCAGGCATAAAGAAAGGGGATTTCTGATGGGATACACCACATATGACTTCTACAAAGAAAAATACTATGGGGATTCTATCGAGGAATCCCTTTTCCCCAAGTGGGAAGATAAAGCATCTATGAAGTTGGATCAGCTGACCTATGGGAACATCAACGATGATACCCGAACAGAATTTGACGAACGGATCCAGAAAGCCACCTGTGCACTTGCAGATCTGCTCTATCAGATAGATTTCAAGACCAGTCATGCCAGTGATGAAAAAGGCGGCAATGTGAAGTCAATGTCCTCTGGTGGGCGGTCGATCAGCTTTGGAACAAATGAAACACTTATTGATAAGGTGCTTGGGGATAAGGTAGCACAGAACCGGTTGTGTTATGACACGGTGTGCGAATACCTGTCCGGCACCGGATTATTATATGCAGGATATTAGGAGGAAAACATGAAGAGAATTTTTATTTCACAGCCAATGAAAGATAAGACGGATGAGCAGATCCTTAAAGAAAGAGAAAGGGCAGTTTCGGCTGTAAAGGAAAAGTTCAATGGAGAAGATGTTGAGGTTATCGACAGTTTTTTCCAGTCTGCACCGCATGACGCAAAACCACTGTGGTTTCTTGGGAAATCATTAGAGCTTCTTTCAACTGCCGATGTGGCTTATTTCATTGGAGAATGGAAGAACTATCGCGGATGCAAGATCGAGAACACTTGCGCCAAAGAATATGGCATTGAAACAATCGAGGAATAAATATGGGATTCTTTGATAACAAAACAGTTACCCTTTTCAATCGCTCATTCAACGCGGAAACCGAAGAGGAAATATATTATCCGACCCTGCTCGAGGGCGTAGACCTTGTGGAAACCAAGGGAGCAAATGTCTCCAAGAGCGGCATGGACAGTGCAGATGCGGCAAAGCTGTTTGTATGTATTGGTGATGTCAACAAAACATACATGGAGCCGAAAGCGTGGGATGCACTGACGGAGGATGAAAAGAAGAATTACATCACATTTCATTCCACGGAAGATTTTTTTGTTAAGGGAGATCAGGCAGCCGTTGATCTGCCGGAAACGGACGCTTACGAATGGATGCGAAACAATTTTGATGATGTCTATAAGGTAACGAACATCGACAAATACGAGGATATTCTTCCTCATTTTGAAGTAGGTGGCGTGTAAATGGAAGAGAAGGAAAAACTTACCATACAGGATGCAGAGAACGCACAGAAAGGTGTTCTTGCGCTTGCTATGGCTTATCCGGATTATCCTGCATTATTCAAGGCAGACAATAAAACGATAAGATGGAACTCTGTCAATACAGACAGGTCTATCGGATTATTTCCCTTGCAGGGAGCGGTTTATCTGAAAAAATATGTTGATGGCAGCTATGTGGCACAGATGCCATTTCAGATGGTTTATAAATGTGCACCAACTACCAATAAGGCAAGCATTGAATCGCAGGATTTGTTAAACAGCCTTGCAGCATGGATGGAAGAAAGCGGGATCGAATTTAAGGATCCGCATCTGACATTGCAGTCAATCGCAAGGACTTCCCCGGTGTTTAGCAGTGGACAGGATGATAAAACGGTTATGTATGCTGTGAATATGCAGCTTAAATATTTTTACAAGAAATAGGAAAGAGAGGATAAGAGGTCATGAAGAAAGGCGCATTTGTTATGAATACGAATTTACAGTTTTTTGCAGAAGATCGTACCAATATGATATCACTGCTTGATATTGGTTCTCTTATGGGCGGCACGGCTAAGATCGTAGAGCTCGGAAGTGGATTCAAGGAGATCACAGAGGACTGGGGACCAAATACGGAATCCACCCAGTATGTCAATATGAAAAATGCAAGCAATACGGTGAAAGGATATGAATTTTCCGCGACACCGGAGCGAGATTATCTGTCGGACGAGGTACAGACTGCAATCGATACGATGTTCAAGTTATTCCCGACCGGGAAGCAGTGTGAGACATATTATTACAGATATTACAAAACGGACATTACAAAAAATACAGGCGATTGTATTCGTGTACCTGTCACGGTTTGCCCGTCAAGTACTGGTGGATCTGGCGGTGATACACTGACATCTTCTATTCAGATCAACGGCAATGGAGCAGTAGAACTTGGAACAATCACAATTGGTTCAGATGGTGCATTCACATGGGCGCCGAAAGCATCCAATACATCTGGAAAATAATAAGCGGTGTTAATTACAAATTAGCATAATCGGGTGGGTTCCTTTCAGTCCTGCCAGATTTCTGAAAGGATGGTAATTTCATGGAAGAATTAATATTAGACAGTGGTGTCAAAAAAATTGCAATTAAAAATGAGGACGGGGATGTCATTACCGTGTTGAGCATCAATGTCGCAGATGCCGACACAGCCGAGCGATTTGGACAGGTCATCAACAAACTGGAAAGAATCTCCGAGAACTGTGAGAAAGAGGCGGCAGCATGGAAGAAAGAACATGCACAGGATGAGGTAGATTCTGACAACGTTGATGTTGAGTCGGTTTTACAGGCAAACAGAATCCGGGTGAAGTACCTGAAACAGATTGCAGCAGAGATCGACGGTCTGTTCGGGGAAGACACAGTAAAGAACGTGTATGGAGATTTCACGCCGGATGAGACGGCACTGGTGGAATTTGTCGAGAAGATCATCCCAGTCATGAATAAACTCTTCAGCAAGCGTTATGAGATGACCAGAAAACGTTATAACTCCGGCAGAAAAGGAGCACGGGCATGATTAACGTCATGCTCGATCCCCTGCCGGATGAATGGAACGGATACAAGCTCAATACATCATTCCGGATCGGTATACAGGTGTTCCTTGTACAGTATGACAAAGAACTGAATGAATATGAAAAGAGTGACGCACTGATCTATCTGCTGTTCGATGAACGCGAGCACCCGGATGGGGATGAACTTCGTCAGTGTGTGGAGTGGTTTCTAAATGGTTGGTTCCATGATAAACCGGGATCATCAAAAGATAACCGCAGACTGGTAGATTACGACATTGACCAGTGGCGTATTTATGCAGACTTCCGGCAGATATACGGGATTGATCTTTCACTAGATGAAATGCACTGGTGGATGTTCAATGGTCTGCTCTGGAACATGCCTTATAAGCAGTCATCATTCCAACAGGTTATAGAGATCCGCAGGAAGAAAATCACATCCAAGATGGGAAAAGAAGAGAGACAGGCGATCAAGGAAGCACAGGAAATGTATGCATTAGAGCAGCCGGAAGAAAAGAAAGAGTATACCGAGGATGAGAAAACAAAGATTGACGAATACGATCAGATGATGGCAGAGATCAGGGCAAAGAAGAAAGCAGAAAAGGAACTGGGATTAGTTTAGGGAGTGAGGATTGCATATGGCTGGTGGGTATGATGGAGAAATCAGAATCAATACAAGAATTAACACAAATGAGTTAAACACAGGAATAAACTCTATTGTGTCTAGTATTGGAAAAATTGCAAAAACATTAGGACTTGCTATATCAGCTACTGCATTTATAAGATTCGGAAAAGAAGCGATTGAACTTGCATCTGACTTAACAGAAGTTGACAACGTTGTGAATAAAGCATTTGGTAATATGCGCAGTGAAATGGATGCATTGGCAGAATCTGCTATCAAGAACCTTGGAATGAGCAGATTAATGGCATATCAGACTGGATCAACTTTTATGAGTATGGGAAAGTCAATGCTTACGAGTTCTGAGGATGCTAAGAATATGGCTCTGGAACTCACAAAGTTGACTGCTAATATGGCATCCTTTTTCAATGTATCACAGGATCTGGCAAGTATTGCCTTGAAATCTATATATACAGGGGAAACAGAAACTCTCAAGCAGTATGGCGTTGTCATGACCGAGGTAAACTTGAAACAGTTTGCACTTGAACAGGGAATAACAAAATCGTATTCTGCAATGTCACAGTCAGAGAAAGTAATGCTTCGTTATCAGTATGTTATGAGCCAGTTATCCTATATAGGTGATGATTTTATAGATACGCAGGATTCCTGGGCGAATCAGACAAGAATTTTGTCTGAACAGTGGAAAGAATTCATGGGTATCATTGGAAATGGACTGATTACAGTATTAACACCGGTTGTCCAATTTTTAAATAAAATTGTTGCTGCCCTTATTAATGTTGCAAATACAATCAGTGCGATTATGTCAAAAATATTTGGCATTCAAATGCGGCAGATGAGTACAACGGCGTCGGCTGCGGAAGATGTTGCTGATGGATATTCTGATGCAGCAGATTCTATGGATGACTATGCAAACTCTGTATCGAACGCCGCAAAGAAGGCAAAAGGCGCGCTTGCTTCCTTTGATGAATTGAATGTTATATCGAAAAATCAGACGTCTGGCAGTGGGTCTGGTGGATCTGGTGGCACCGGTGGAACGGAAATAAAACCATTTGATACGTCAACTCAGGAGAGTGTTATAGATCAGCTTGAAGGTAAGTATAAGAAGTTTTTCGACTATCTTAAAAAGTTAAAAGATGATTTTATTAATGGGTTTCAAACTTCATGGAATAATTTAGATGTTGACTCACAGGTTGAAAACATTAAAAAAAGTTTAGAGGGTATAAGAAAATCGCTTGTTGATATTTTTGCTGACAAAAGTGTATTGAGCGCAGCAGATAATTTTGCACAGACCGTTGTAACTTCTCTTGGCAGTATTAGTGCGTCTGTAATCAGTATTGGAACAACTATTGCAGAAAACTTTTTAGGGGGATTAAATAGCTATCTTGAAGAAAACTCTGGAAGAATAAAACAGTTTTTGATTAATTGTTTTAACATATCATCCGACATTACAACACTCATAGCTGAAGCATTTGAAACAATTGCAGATATTTTTTCTGTATTTGGAGATGAAAATGGACAGCAAATTACGGCGGATCTAATACAGATATTTGCTGATGCATTTTCTTTTATTACGGAAACTGCTTTAAAGTTTGTCAGAGACATGTTAGATATTCTCGTAACGCCAATTTCAGATAATAGCGAGAGTATTAAGAACACTTTGAATAATCTACTTGGATTTATCCAGCAGATAACAGGTGTTCTGAGTGATATTGTAAGACAAATAACAGATGGACTTACAGCTTTATATGATGAGCATTTAAAACCTTTTTTCGATTCCGTAAGAGACGGATTATCAGAGATAATGGCAGAAGCGTTGAAGTTATGGGATGAATATATTCAACCAGTACTGAATTATATTGCGAAATTAGTAACTGAAACGTATGAACAGCATCTAAAACCTGTTATAGACAATTTGATGGGATTATTAGGGGCGGTCATAGATTTGATAAAAACTTTATGGGAAGTAGTGTTAAAGCCTCTCATCATATGGCTAATGAATACTCTTGCACCGAAAGTATCTGACATTGCAAAAAAAGTAAGTGGATTTGTTTCAGCAGCAGTTGATATCATTTTAGATTGCATTAGTTTCGTGCTGAAAAATACAGAAAATCTTATAAAAATTGTCACAGCACTTATTAATGGAGATTGGAAGGGGGCATGGAATGCTGCAAGAGATTTCGTTAAAGATGGAGCAAATGGAATTATAAAAATTATAGAAACAATGGTAAATAAAATCATTGATGGAATTAACACATTAACGAACGGATTTAATAGTATCGGTTTTGATGTTCCGGATTTCTTAGGAGGAGGCTCATGGCATCCTAGCATCCCGACAATTCCAAATGTAAATCTCCCACGTCTTGCCAACGGCGGTATCACAACCGGCAGCACTCTCGCAAACATCGGAGAAGCAGGACGCGAAGCAGTACTTCCGCTCGAAAATAACCTGTCTTATATGAAACCGCTTGCAGAAATGATCGCAAGTGAGATGAAAGGCGTACAGACGGTGCGGATCGTAGCGGACGAAGGAAAGATTTTCAAAATTGTAAAGGAAGAGGCAAACGACTATTACCGGAGAACCGGAAGTCCGGCATTTGACTTTTAGGAGAGGAGCGTATAAATGGCATACAGCGGATTTTTAATAAAAGTAGGCAATTACACAGTTCCTTTCCGGTATATAGAGGCAAAGAAGTATAAATGCGGTATCAAGGGGCAGGATCTTGATACCTACCGGGATGCGAACGGGATACTGCACCGGGAGGCATTGAGTAACGTTTCCATAAAAATGGAATGGGAAACACCGGGAGATATAGACGAAGCTGCATTGCGTCCGCTGATGGACAGTATCAGATCCCAATATTCCCATGCAATCGAAAAGAAATCGCTTGTTACCGCATGGATGCCGGAAATCGGTAATTATGTAACGATGGACTGCTATATGCCCGACGTGGAGTATCAGATAGATTATGCAGATGAATGGACAGTCCAGTATGGATCATTCCGGCTGGCATTTATCGGATATGGAGGTGTAATTGGATGATTGATTTTAAATATGCTGATTTATTTAAACAGAATAGCGTTGATATTCAGCTTGAGATTATTTCTGATGATGGAAAAATCCATATCACAAACACTGAATTTCATGAGGAAGAGTTTGAATTAACGGAAAGCCTGTGTTCACAGTCTGAATTGACTTTTGGTGCCATTGAAGCCGGATCTGTAAAATTCAAGGTTTCAAATATTTTTCTTCCAATGAAAGGAAAATGGCTGACCGCCAGAATGACGATCGGCGGGCACACAGATCAGCCTTTTTTAATAGGAAGATTCAAAGGTTATTCAGATACACCGACTGCTGACAGAAAATACCGAGATGTGGTTGCATATGATGCCCTTTATGACATTTTAAATGCAGATGTGGCAGCATGGTACAACACTGTCTTTCCATCCCATAAAGAGCAGCAGACAGACAAAGACGGGAATAAAACGACTGTTACAGTTTATGATCCGGTCACAATGAAACAGTTCCGGAACAGCTTTTTTAAGCACTTCGGGATTGAGCAGGATGACATTATACTGGTTAATGACGGCATGTCTATTGAAAAAACAGTTGCAGTCACGGCATCCAGCGAGACAAGTTCTGATACAGAGGAATCGAGCACCATAGGCGAATCTATGAGCGGCAAGGAAGTGTTGTCCTGTATTTGTGAGATCAATGGCTGTATGGGGCATATGGGGCGCGACGGGAAGTTTCATTATATTTATCTGGAACAGGAGATACAGGGACTTTATCCGAGAAACGATCTTTATCCGGCAGATGATTTGTTCCCAAGAGATCCGAAAAGCAACCGTATCGGGAAGGATTTATATATAACGGCTGAGTATGAAGATTTTCTTGTTAAAACAATCAATAAGTTACAGATCCGGGAGCAGAAGAATGATATCGGTGTGATTGTGGGTACTGGAGACAATGCTTATGTGATCGAGGATAATTTTCTTGTCTATGGTAAAGGAACGAAAGAATTAAAAGGCATTGCAAACAATGTTCTTTCAAAGATCAGGGGGATTGTTTATCGCCCGTTTACGGCAGACTGCAAAGGAAATCCGTGCCTTGAGGTCGGGGATGCAGTGCGGCTGCCGACCAGATATGAACTGATCGAGTCCTATATTCTGAAAAGAACTCTGAAAGGCATACAGGCTTTGCGTGATGATTTGGAAGCGGATGGGGAAGAGTACCGAACGAGTAAAGCGAATGGAATACAGAGAAGTATTTTGCAGCTTAAGGGAAAAAGCAATGTATTAGAGCGGTCGATTGAAAAGACACAGAGCACGATCGAGGATAAAGAGAGGAAATTAATATCACAGATAACGCAGACTGCGACTGAAATCCGGACGGAAGTGAAAAACACAGCCGATGGTCTATCATCACGGATTACTCAAAACGCAAATAATATTACAGCAGAAGTAAAAAGAGCACAGGGGCAGGAAGTTGAACTTGCAGCAGCTATTAAAATCAATGAGGACAAGATTACAGCGGAAGTTACGAGAGCAAGCGAAGCAGAGGGCGATTTGTCCGGAAAGATAGAGGTGACCGCAACTAAGATACGGTCAGAAGTCAGTGCTTCTTTAACAGTATGGGATACCGAAGATTATGACGTTACACATTGTGGTTTAGGGAATCCACAAGATACATACCCTGCATCTTCGTATTATTCTGGACACAGTTTTTTGGATCAGAATACTGGAAAGTTTTATGGTTGCGAACCGGATGGTGGAATAAGCAGTGGAAAATACAAATGGACTCTGATAAAGAAATTTAAGCAGCTTTCATCGAGTGCGTCCAGTACGATTACGCAGTCATCAAAGCAGATCAGCTTGAAAGTATCAAAAGACAGCGTCATTTCAGAAATCAACCAGTCAGCCGAGGGCATAAAAATCAAAGCAAAACTTTTGGAATTAAAAGGCTCTATGGAGATAACTGGCGGGTATGTGCATATTCAGACGGAAGAAAGCACAGCAAATTTGATTGAATTTAAAAGAAGCGGTACATGTGTGCAGATGGGAACAGATGGCTTTAAAGCGGTAGAAGGAACACTTGAAAGTCCAAACCATCAATGTGTCGTTCAATATAATCATATCTCACTAAATAAGGGCGGAACAGATACGGATCACTGTATGATTAATCTGGATGGGGATACCGGTGTTGCTGGATTTAGAGGGGGGATAATTGATGGTTCAGATAAAAGAATAAAAAACACAATCAAGGATTTAGATAAACATGAATCAGCTAAGACCATTTATTCCTTAAAACCAAAGTCGTACCGTTATAATTTTGAAGAAACCGGTTATCATCATGGATTCATTGCACAAGAAGTATTAAAAAGTGTGAAAAAGGGATGGAATATATGCCCGAAAGCATTTCCAAATGAGAATGGAGAAGTTTTTTACGGCATGAGGTACACAGAACTTATTGCAGATCTGGTAGCCACAGTGCAGTTACAGCATGAAGAGATAGAAAATCTGAAAGAAAAGGTGGAAAGTTTATGATTAATGCAGAAATCCGAGAGTTTGAGAATGACATTATTAATTATGTAAATGCCTGTGAAAGTATTCCGGTTGAGGTTAAATATCTGGTGTTTAAAGATATTTTGCATCAGGTCGAATCAGAAGCAAATAGAAATGTGATTGCCGAACGGGAACAGATGGAGAAAGACATGGAAAAGGAGGGCAAGGAACATGAATAAAGCACACGTACCTATCAACTGGGAGAATTACCCAAGCGATGAGACTCCGTTGAACGAACGAAACCTCAACAAAATGGATAGTGCTATCGGCATTATTGACGACAATGTAGTTACATTGGATGCGACGAAAGCAACCAAGACAGAGGTGGCAACGCTTGTTGCGGATGTGACCTTTGAGGAGTCGACCGGAATCATCACGATCACAAAAAAGAATGGTTCAAAGGTTACGATCGATACGCAGATGAAGAAGATCGCTGTCAACTTCACTTACAATCCAACTACACAGCAGATTATCCTGACTCTGATTGATGGCACAAAACAGTACATAGATCTGTCAGCACTGATTACACAGTATGAATTTCTTGATTCTGATACAGTGGCATTTTATATCGATTCATCCGGCAAGGTGTCGGCAATCGTGAAAGAGGGAAGCATAGAGGAAAAGCATTTGGAACCGAATTATCTTGCCAAGATTAAGGTTGAGGCGGCAAAAGCCGAATTGAGCCAGAAAGCGGCAGCAACGTCTGAAGCCAATGCCAAAGCAAGTGAGAATGCCGCAAAAGCCAGTGAAACAGCTGCAAAAAAATCAGAGGACAATGCCAAGGCGTCCGAGACAGCGGCAGCGAAGTCAGCTACGGCGGCAGCGGCATCCGAAAGCAACGCAAAAGTCAGTGAGACATCCGCCAGTGAATCATCCGCCACAGCCGCGGAGAAAGCATCATCTGCCAGTCAGTCAGCTGATACAGCAGCCGAAAAAGCAGATATTGCAACTCAAAAGGCTGCGGAGATCATCGGTAAAGCGGAATCTGCAGAAGAAAGTGCAACCAAGGCACAGAGTTATGCTGTTGGTGGTACAGGAAGCAGAGAGGGCGAGGATTCTGACAATGCCAAGTATTACTATCAGCAGGCAAAAGATGTATCAGAAGGACTTAAAGGTGGATTGCAGCCACACGGAACAGTTGCATTTGCAGATCTTCCGGCACTTGCGGATGTTAGCACAGGGTGGATGTTCAATATTTCAGACGAATTTACAACCGTGGATGATTTTAAAGAGGGAGCCGGGAATGTAATTCCGGCAGGTGCCAATATTTATAAAACATCAGATGAAAAGTGGGACGTGCTTGCCGGAACTCCGGTAACTGGAATTAAAGGTGTCAAAGAGGATTCTTTTCGCCGTGGAAATGTAGTGCTTACGGCAAAAGATGTTGGCGCAGTGTCAACCGGGGGAGATACAGCAGAGAATACCACAGCATTTACAGCAGCATCCGCAAGAGAAAATCTAAAAAGCGGTGAATCCCATGCAACTCTGTTCGGAAAGATTGTAAAGTGGTTTTCTGATCTGAAAGAAGTTGCATTTACCGGAAAAATCCCATGGTCTGACGTGACAGGTAAACCGAGTACATACGCACCGGCTAGTCATACTCATGATAATCAGTATTATAAAAAAGAGGAAAGTGACGTTCTACTTACTAAACTTATGCAATCTTTAATAAAACGTGATGAAGATGTAAAAGTCGAACTAATAGATGGTTATACGACAGCAGATAGTGGTCTCAATAATAGGATTACAGCGGTTGTTAATGAATTGAAAA